TGAAAATCCAGAAGGCGAAGTAAATAAAGGTCAAACATTCATAAAGTGGTTTAGAATAGGCGGTACAGTAAATTTTGATTATAGTAAATTTAGTGAAGCATCACATTCTTATAAAGCAACAATAGAATACAGGTTAAGACTATTTGAAGAATCGAGAACCGATATAGGATTATCTTCGAAAGAACTTAGTATGGTTTTAGATGACGAAACAACTGCTAAGAGAATTCAAGAAATGGGAATCGTAAAAGAATATATGTATTATTTTACAGGTTTAAATGACCAAATAATAAATTTTGATCTCACTTTTGACGAAGCATTTGTATTAAGGGTTCCAATTTTTGGAAAAAGAGATCACAAGGCTCAATTAGCCTATGCTAGTTCTAGTTCAATTAATATTGATGAGGCAAGTAATGTTTCTTTAGATTTTTCACCTAATGAAAAAGTAGATGACGAGGCTAAAAAAAGTAATATATTAAACTTTTTTACAGAAGTTGGAGACTTAGTAGACAAAGGTGGTGAAACTGCATCTGAATTAAGAGCGTCTATAGGAGATATTGCCTCAGGATTAGGTTTTGACCAAACTGAAGCAAACTATATTGCACAAAATATCCAAGACTCGTCTAATGCAGAAGTTAAAAAATTTCAGGAAATACTAGTACAAGAAGACATAGCACAGGAACTAGTAAATGCTGTTGTAGTAAAGGGAAAAATTTCAGAACAATCAAACACAACCACAAGTTCCGATAATCAGGAAGTTACTAATGGCGGAGAGGTAACTAATAATATACCATTATTTGCTTCAGAAATAGTGCCAGGTTTAGAAGGAAATACACAAAATGATCCTAGAGTAGCAGAAGGATATAAGAGTGTTTTAGAGAAGGATATTGCTCGTAATTTGCAAATTTTAAAAAGAGATAGTGGTAAGAATAAAGCAGGTAGTGATGTACCTGCAGAAAGAGGTTCTATTAGACAAACTTCTTTTGCACATTTAATGGACGCACATAATTCAGGTGCAAAGAGTACACTTGCAATTAACATGGAACTAAGAGGCGATCCTTGGTATATGGGCAAAGCAAATTTTTATGATGGAAATAATGATGAAGGACCAACTACAGATACACCTACTGTGGACTCAACAGATCTGTTAGGAATATCATATAGTGGTGGCAGTAATCAATTTTTACTTGTGATAGAATCTCCAAGAAAATTAGATTTTGATATAAGTGACGAAGACAAAAATACTGGACTCTATTCTTATGAGCATTTAAATTATTCAATGAGTGGAATATATCATATTACGTCAGCAATAAGTAAATTTAGTGGAGGTATGTACACAACAGACATCACTGCATTTCAAAATCAAACATATAATTTTGCTAGAATACTTGCTGTAAAAAATGTTGTAGAACAAAGATTAACTGAAATAATGGCTCAAATTGGAGATAATACTGTTGGCTCTGGAGATGCAAATTTTGAAAATGATCCAAAAGGAACAAATCTTACATTTAGTCTGTCAGAACCAGGCGGAATTCCTGTTGCGGCAAAAGGTTTACTATCTGAAGAGCAAATTGCTGAATTAGAAAGACAAGAGTATCCATCAGATGAAGAAAGATGGGAAGCCTATATGGACGAAATATATGGAGTAGGTAACAGACCAGACGATTAATAGGAATAATAGTGAGCGATAGACAAGCAGACAGAGGAAGACGTATATTAGGCGGTATAGTTGATCGTGTAAGAAACCTTGAGTACACTGGAATCCATATGGGTATTATAAAAAGTGTAAAAGATTACTCAAGGACAGGTGCTTTAAAAATTTACATTCCATTTTTAGGAGCAGACCCTAAATCATCTGAAGAGATAGATCCTAAAACTGGTTTAGCACCTGGAGAAGTTTGGGCAGAATGGACATCTCCATTTGTAGGTATTACTAGTGCATTTGATAGTAAGAAATTTTTTGGAGAATCAGAAGAATTTAATCACAGGCAATATAAAAATACACAAAAAAGTTATGGTTTATGGATGGCTCCACCAGACACTGGTAATAGAGTTCTAGTTGCTTTTATAGGAAATAATAAAAACGAAGCAGTAATATTAGCCTGTTTACCACCGCCAGGTGGAAAAAGCCATATGATTCCAAGTATTCCAGGTAGCAAATTAAATTATGGTGCTATTGGATTGAACGTTCCTGTAGCAGAAAAATCATTGCTTGATCCTGTACAACAAGAAGGTGGCGATCATCCAAGACCAGTACATTTAGATTTGGCACAAACTATTGTAAAACAAGGTCTTATAGGAGATGGTGTTAGAGGTACTGCTACTGCTGGATTACATACTGCAGATATAAATCATACATATGGAATATTAACTCCAGGTCCAGTAGAGAAGAAAGATGATCCTTTATCACATAGAGGTACTGGACACCAATTTGTAATGGACGATACTCCTGATAACAGACATATAAGATTGCGTACAGGAGGCGGCAACCAAATACTTTTAAATGATGCAGAAGGTATTATATATTTAATAAACAAAGAAGGAACTGCTTGGGTAGAATTATCTAAAGACGGCAGTATTAATTTATTTGGTGAAGGCTCTATTAATATGAGAGCAAAAGGCAGTTTTAACCTGAGAGCAGATAAAGATGTAAACATAGAAGCAGGTAAAAATTTAAAATTAAAAGCCGCAGGTGACATGCTTAAAGGAGAATATGTTGGAATGCCTCCAGGTTATGATCAAAAAATACATACAGGAGCAATAGGAACAGGCGGTTCTATACACATAGAATCAGTTAGTAAAACAACAATACAGGCTGGGACATCAGGAATATTTGATGCTCAAAATGGAGATCTTAATCTTAAGGCGGCAAATAGGCTGGCCCAAGATGGTAGAAAAATTGATATAATTAGTACAATTAAAAATCCTCCTCCAGGGGATACAGACGTAATTGGTGGCATAAGCATTAATGCACCAGCAGGACCTGTAGGTATTATTGGAGGCTTAGGTTTAAATTTGTTAGGACCTACAGGAATAGGTATAACAGGTGTACCAATATTGCTAAATTCTACTCCGGGATTTGCAGGTAAATTACCACAAGTGGCATTGCCAGGTGCAGGTGCTAAACATATTAGCATGATAGATCATGCTGATTTTTCATCTAAGCAACCTGAATTTAATTATGAAGATACAGGCGGTGCAAAATTAGTGCCTGGAATGGGAGAACGTGAAGAATTAAATGGTGTAGAAAGTATAGTAAATACTATGCTCACTGCAGAGCCCTATGCAGGCCATTATGTGTCTGAGGCCATAGCAGATGCTAATAAGAAAGCAATGGTAGAGGACGAAACAGCAGATGCAGATCCAGAAGCAACAGAGCCTAAAACTGTAAATGATCCATATAAAGGATATAAAACACAAATTAAATCAATAATGGAAGAAGTTGCTGAAAAACAAAGAGCGTCAGATGTTGATAAGGTAGCCGATATTGCATCTAAATTAAATATACCTGGTATTAATCTTGAAGGTAAACTTGCAGAATTTAGTAATTTTGACATAGGGCCTTTAAAAGGCGAAATAAACGATTTGTTAAATTTTGACGCCACTATACAAGGATTACTAAATGTAGAATTACCTTTTGAAATACCTACCCTTAACAGTTTAACTGGAGATTATGTAATAGGATATGGAAAAGAGATACCCGAGTACATGTATCAAATAGAACAATTACAAATAGATTTAAACGGTGCATTCGCTGAAGCAAGTAGTTTAGCAGACATGGCGAACAATCCTATGGAAAAACTTAGCAGTCTTGCAGATGACACAATTGGTAATGTTTGCAAAGATCTTGGCGTAGATAATATTACAAGTGTTAGTGATGTTAGTAATTTAACTAACTCTGTTATGAAAACTACAGGAATAACAAGTAATGATCTTAATAGTATGGTAAACGATGTTACAAATAAAATTAATTTAGGAGATACTGGAGATGGCTAAACCTAGTGAATTACAAATTGTACAAGCAGTTATAGAAGGTCTTGTAAAAAATAATGTTACACCACTTTTTGATGGTCCTAGTATCATCTTAATAGACAAACATGGAAATAAAGTTGTAGATATTTCTAATGGATTAGGCCCAGTTGGTAAAAATTTAACTATGCTTAGTAAACTACAAGAAGCAAATAATGTTATAAAAAGATATGTAAATGTACCTATAAGCGATAACCAATTTTTGGCTTTGGCTAGTTTTTGTAGCCATGTAGGTGCAGAAAATTTTGTAAAAAGTAATGTATTAAGATGGCTTAATAAAGAATTTTATGAAGATATACCTAAAATGCTGTTGAGATGGAGGACAGGTCAAAAAGGAGAGTCCAATAAACCAGAAATAAGAATTGACTTTATGCATAGACGACAATTCGAATCTGAACTTTTTACAACTCCTGATATTGTTAAAATAGATTTTGGTCTTGAAGAAAATGAAAATAAATTAACCTGGAAACAATTAACACTTAAACTAAGAAAATTAACTAAAAAAGCATTTCAGGAATTACAAGCAAGACAGGCAAAAGGTGAACTATTAGAATACAGTGATATTTCTAACTTGATAAGTCTTAAAGCAAAAATAGAAAGTCCAGTTGACGATATAGTGATAGGAGCACCTGTAAATCCAGGAGATAATCCTGGCGGTGGATTACAAAAACCTCAATTACCTACGGCTTACTAACTTTTTTGTTTTAATTCGTTCTGTAAGTCTTGAATTTTTACATAAGCACGATATTTCATATCTTGCTCATCTTTAATATTTTTTTCTAGTAATTTGATATGGTTTCTCAAAGACTGACATTCGTTATTTTTTTCTACTAACAAACGTCTTAATTCTTCCTCAAGAGTATCATTTAAGGTTGACACATCAGACATTATTTTTCCTCGAAAATTATTTTTTGCAACAAATCTGTTACAAAGTTATTTAACAAAACTTCGCTATGGCCGGCTTCTATTGTGATATTTTGAGTATTTTTAAATCCTATTGGAGTAGCACTCTGACTATCAACTGTAATCATACCGTCATTTGCTTTACCGCCTAATCCTGCAACAGGATTAGCACCTCTGTTACATACAATATTTGTATGTTTTCCATTAAAGTTTTTTTCCTGTAGTAATGCTAATACTTCTGCACCTGGTTTTGTGTTTTGAAATACTTTAGCATTTCTCCAAAAATAACCAAATATTCTGGCTACAGGCGTACCTTGCCACGGTGTTGCTATAGTCACCAAATGTTTAACACGTTTTGGGTAAACACTTGCATACCAACTAGCAATTAAACCACCAAAACTATGGCCTACAATTACAACGGGCTCTTTACCGAATTCTCTTTCCTTTTTAATTCTAAGTATTTCTACTATATCAAAAGGATCATCTTCCATATCATAAGCAGGAGCAATAAATGGGTGTTCAGGCATTTTTAATGTATAATAATTAAAATTTTCTGGACTAGCATTTGCTCCATGTAAGTAAACCACATTTTTCATATCTATATTATACATATTAAATTAATTATGTCAAGCAATTATAACTAGTTTTAACGAATATGATAAATAACAATATGGCAACAATATTCAGAGGTTTTAGTACAGTAGATAATGTTAGGGCACCTTACAGCCTTTATGATGATGAACTTATTAAAAGAGATTTATTAAATGAGTTCCAGACTAGAAAAGGTGAAAGGTTAATGAGACCTAATTTTGGATGTATAATCTGGGACATGCTAATGGAACCAGAAGATACATTTACAGAATCTGAAATAGAAGATGATATTCGTAGAATAATAGATAAAGACCCTAGAGTTGGTGTAAAAGATATAATTTTATATACTTCAGACCATACTATTAGAGCAGAAGTAATTTTAAAATATAATAGGTCTACAAATGACGATGTATTATTTTTAGAATTTATTTCTAACCAAGAGACATAATATGGCATATTCAGAAAGACAAAATAATTTATTTGCCGCAGAAGATTGGAAAATCGCATACAAGGCCTTTTCCAATATAGATTTCACATCTTATGATTTTAACACATTAAGACTTTCTATGGTAAATTACATAAGATCTAATTTTCCAGAAAATTTTAATGATTATATAGAAAGTTCAGAATTTATTGCAATAATAGAACTTATTGCATTCGTATCTCAATCATTAGCATTTAGAATGGATATGAACAGCAGGGAAAACTTTTTAGAAACTGCTGAAAGAAGAGATAGTGTTTTTAAACTTGCAAGAATGCTTGGTTATTCTCCAAGAAGAAATGTTCCAGCATCTGGTTTAGCAAAAATAGTATCAGTACAAACTAATGAGCCTTTAAGAGATAGTTTGGGTAATACATTAGGTGGTAAAACAATATTTTGGGGAGATACTAATAACCCAGACGCATATGAGCAATTTATTACAGTATTAAATTCTACATTTAGTAATACAAACAGATTTACCTCACCTTCTAAAAGTGGTACAGTAAATGGTATTAGGACAGAAGTTTACAGGATACTGAAACAAATATCTGCAGGACAGGCATTTCCATTTAGTGTTTTATCTTCAGGTTCAGAGAGAAGTTTTGAAGTTGTTGATGCTGACTTTGTTGATGGGTCATACTTTTACGAAAGACATCCTGACCCTGTAAATAGTTTTGGTATAATATATAGAAACGATGGTGCAGGTATAGAAAGCATAAATTCAGGATTTTTTGTATTATTAAAACAAGGAACACTAGACTCACAAACATTTAATTTTACAACACCTATACCTAGTAGAACACAGGATATTGCTGTAAACAATATTAACCAAACTGATTTTTGGTTACAAGAAGTAAGACCTTCAGGTTCAGTAATTAGTAAATGGACACAGATTCCAAATACAGTAGGACAAACTGTAAACTTCAATGCTCAACAGGCAAACACAAGAGACCTTTATGCTGTAGAAAGTTTATTTGGAGATCAAGTTAGACTTAAATTTACAGACGGAAATTTTGGTAGAATACCTACAGGAATATATAGAGCATGGTTTAGAACTAGCAGTAATGAAAATTATCTTGTACAGCCTGAAGAATTAAGACGTAAATCTGTAACTATACCTTATGTTAATAAAGACGGAAACAATTATAGATTAACAGTAACATTTAGTTTACAGTCTGCAATTAATAATGGATTGCCTACTGAGAGTATTAATAACATTAAAAAGAATGCATCACAAGTATATTACACACAAAACAGAATGGTGTCAGCACAAGATTACAATGTGTTCCCATTTAGTAAAAGTAGCAATATACAAAAACTTAAAGCAGTAAATAAAACACATGCAGGTCATAGCAGATACATTGATATAAATGATCCTACAGGTACTGTACAAAATGTAGAACTGTTTGGAGATGATGGATATCTTTATAAAGATTATAAAGAGTATAGCACAACAACCACAATAAGTCCAAATAATACAGCAAACAATTTTGTAGAAAACACTTTGCCTTTAATTTTGAGGAATCAAGGATTAAATAATTTTATATATGAGACTTCCAGAAAAAAATGGAAAGCATATAAAAATAATTCATTTGATTTAGAAAGTTTAGATATTACATGGAGACCCTTGCCAGTAGCAAATTCTGGAAATACAGGGTATATGACAGAAACGACTAGTTTAAATTCTGGTGGTTCAGAATCAGTTTTAACTAATACTTACGAAACATTTAAACAAATACAACAAAATAATTTTATAAAATTTGTTAATCCTAATAATGTTGCAGAATATAAATGGGTAAGGATTACTAAAGAAACAAATGCTGGACTTTTAACAAGTGGATTAAGTACTGCTACTGGACCGTGGACATTAAGTGCTGAGGTACCTAGTGGATGGAAAGCACATGATGTAATTGTTACATTAAGGAAAAAGTTGCAGGGTACAGAAGTATCTTCAGTACAAAGTCAAATAGAAAACAAAAAAACATTTGGGTTAGGATATAATCCCACATTTATAAATTCAAGTTTACTAGCAGATACTTTTTATGTAATTGAAAATGAAAATTTAGATAAAACAAATCCATATGATGTAATTGATACAGGAAAAACATTGGGTACACCTATAGACAGCAGTTGGGTAATGTTATTTACCTATGTGCCTATAGATGAAAACTCTTACAAGTATGAAATAAAAGTAAGAGGAGAAGATTACATTATACAAAGTAATAGCGAAATAAAATTTTATAATATTAATAATGTTAAGGTTGTTGATACAAACAATAAATCCAATATGGATAAAATTAGTATAACTACTTTAAACAACAAACCAGGAAGTACAGAAAGATTTAGATGGTATAACAGCAATCCTGATGTAGATAGTCTTGGAGATTCTTGGTACAGTGAAGAAACAGGAGCATTTACAACTCCAACATCAAGTTCTTATAGTATTGGATTACCTCTTAGATCAAGAGACACAAAATGGTATGATGTAGGATTTAGTTGGGAAAGTAATTTTGGTATTTTAAGAGTACCTAGTTCAGGGTTAAAAGCAAATGTTATTGCTTTAAATACTTTTGTAAACGATGCGGCTATACCTGTAAACACGTTCTATGATGATGGCACACCTGCCTCACTTACAAGAAATGTAACTGTGGCAAACAATTTAGGAAGAATTAGTAAAATACCTGCAAACATTACTATACCTTTTACAAATACTACATTTGGGTATAATATAATAAACAGTGAAGGCAATGTAATGTACAAACAATACAATACAGGAACTAGTGCTGTTGAAATATACCATGCAAATAGTACAGGTGTTACACATAGTTTTGGCGTAAATGGAGCAACACATAACGCAAGTTCTGTAGGAAGATTAATTTTATCAAATGTAGACGTTTCAGCACAGACAGGTAATTTAATATATACTGATTTAATAAATCAAAATTATTTGTATGCTACAGATTCTAGTGGCCAAACATTTACTGATAAAATTGTAGTGGATTACGAAACATTTAAAGAAAGACTAACACAAAATATTAATTGGCACATTACAGGAACTTATAGAAAACCAGATGGTTACACAGATGCATCAAAAGTAATTGTTGCTCCTTTCGA